TGGTCGAGGTGACAGGATTTGAACCTGCGGCCCCTACGTCCCGAACGTATTATTAAATGTCAGCAAACAACGGTATATAGGCTTGCAATATATTTTATGACCTACATCATACCCACATCATCAGTCTATAAGTCCGCTGAACTGATGGTCGTCGATAAGCACATCGTCAAGGTACACCTTGAGCCTGTGCTGCTTCTCTGCGGGGACAGGGGCAGCTTCACCGGGGAACTTAGTCCCTCTCTGGAAGGTCTTGATGTAATTTCTTCCGTCACGCTCATCCCCGAACCAGTGAGAGTTGACATACGACTCCGAGTCCCGGGTGTCGACGTGGCAGGCATTAGCCATCATGCCGACACCGCCGAAGCCTACACGCTCAGCTGCCTCGGCTATATCCTCAGACGGATACAGCGTACCGTCCTGTTTTTTTACCACGATATCAGCAGCAATGCCCCGTGTGTGGGCATCGGTGGCAGATCCGCCGACTTTGACGCTGTATGCCGGGCAGCGATACCCAGAGTTGATAATGATAGCTTTGGCGTCCATGAGGTTGTAGAGCTGCTCCAGCCTTGTTACCAGGAGCTCTGACGGACTCCCCTGTCCGCATCCGCACTTACATAAAAATTCTTTGCTGTCAAAATGCTCTGAAAGTTTCATCTATCTTCCTCCTTCTCGTCAACGTTCTTCAGCTTCTTCAGGAGCTTCCCGATCCAGCCTGCCGAATCCGGATTGATCTCGGCGTAGTTTTCAAGGATGCTTATAAGCTCCATAATAACGATGTATCCGAACACAAGCACGGCAGTTACCGTACCTGTAACGCCTGCAAGCTCTGCGGCGCTGTAGTAGTGTCCGAGAGCTTTGATGCCGATCTCCAGTCCGCAGGCTGTAGCCATTACGATGATCTCGCCGATCTTGTTAAGACCGCCCCTGCGCATCTTGGAGCTGCTGAGTGTGCCGGTGACGTAGCCTTTTATGATGCCGGTTATAAAATCGGACAGAGCCAGTCCGAGCACGATCGTGAGCATGATTATGTACTGCATCACATCACCTCCTCTGTCGGCTCCGTTGCAGTAAGCTGTGCCGATGGTGTCAGCGACTGCACCGACGATCCCGACCGGAGCGCGAGGATCATTTCATACAGCTCCCGGTTAGTAGGAGCATAAGGCTGGTACGTACCGTCAGATATAGTGGCATCACGCAGCATAGGCTTAACGGTCACTCCGTCCGTGATTTTGCCGCTTGCGATTCGCAGGTACGCATTTACACCACTTACTGCCTCAATCGTTCTTGTGATATAGCCGTTCTCGTTTGAGTCAAAAATTCGCTGATTCACGGCGTTTGTAGGACTGATGATGACTCGTGCTGTGTCGTCTGCAAGTCCGTTGCTTATGGTGTATGTTCCGGCGGCGATAGACATATTGGTCATTATTGGGAACCATATGGTGTTTGCAGCCGTACCGTTCAGACTGACGCTTCCGTCAGGCTCGACGGTAAAGGTAACACCGGCTTCGGTGCGTGAGGATGCGGTATTGCAGATAAGGTTCTTTGCTCCGGCGTTAGCTGTAGCTGCAAGTCCCGATTCCAGTCCGCTTATTCTCAGCTCAGCCGCTGTCATATCGGACTGGGAGGCTTTTGATGCAACTTCGCCGGAAAGGTCGTCCAGCAGCTCTATGGCTGCATCAAGTTCCTCGGGGGTATGCTCCATTCTGTATTTTTCATCAGCCATTGTTACTCCTCCTTCTTACATATAGCCGCCTGCCGTAGCAGTCCAGTACTTCTCTTCCGTCCGGACCGGTAAGCTGTCCGTATTCTCCACGGACTGTTACCTCACAGCTTGCCGGGAAGCTGTCAGTGCTGTAGGAGCAGTTCTCCGGGAGCGACACCTTTTTCAGTCCCGAGTACCGGAAGGACTCTGAACCTATGGACTCTACTCCGTCCGGTATACTTATCCGGGTGAGCAGTTCCGCATACTTAAACGCTCCCTCCTCATAGCTGTATCCTGGGAGCAGCGCATGAGTAAGCGTCCCTCTTTCCGTCCTCCAGTACTGAGCCGGATACGGTGCTGCTATGCAGGTTCCCGCTATGGGCGGCATATCCGGGTTGACCAGCCCATCAGCAGTCATTATCCACTTGGGATACAGGAAATTGCCTGTCCCGGAGTTAGTATAAAATGCGTCTGTAACACGGTCGTACAGCCCCGGTGTGCCGTTGTCTACCGCCGGAACAAAGTCTCTGACAAGAGTGCTGCCGTCCCAGATCTTGCAGGAGTACAGACGGACGTGCGCCCAGCGGTTAAGCTCTATGCCGTTGCAAAATAAATAAAACGGCTCGGAGTTTACAGTAACACCAGATCGTGTGTATGATGTACCGTTAACGGTCAGTGTCTGCCCTGCCGCTGAGGCAGAGCCGGAAATAGTGTATATCTGTCCTACAACAGGCGTTGTATCAGACTGCAAGTTCATGTGTTCTGCGCCGTACTGATGACAGCCGATATGACCATCAAATAGTCCGCACAGGGTAAGTCCGCTGCTCCACGACAATTGTGTCCAGTTACCTATAATATCCTGCTCGTTAGCATTAACGACGGTATAGGATGCACTGATCTCATATGATATACTCCCGGATGCTATCGCAACACCGGTATTTATGTACTGTGTCCCGGTAGACTCTATATACTCTATGTATCTCATTGTTATCCTCTTCCACAGGGGAATCCATGTGTGTGGAGCCACTCTGCATCCTTCATCTGCGCTTCTGTCGCCTGTATCAGGTTTGCACTCACTGTCGCACCGCCTGTCTTGCTTATGTTGCACAGTACGGGGTTGTTTCCAGAGTAATACACATCGGAATAATTCAGCAGAGACACATCAAAAATAGACACATCTGAGTTTGAACCAATTAATATACTGCCCTGCTGACCTACACTTCTGACCTCTCCGGTAATCTCCGAGGATTTAAGGGAGAGAGCGCCCAAACCGGACGCTGTGACCGTTCCTTCAACGTTTATGCTGGTGTCGACGCACGTCAGGTAATCACCACCGAAAATGCTCTCAGAAAACCAGACAGCGATCGAGCATCGCTGACAGTTTACAGAGTCCTTGTACAGATTAAACAGCGTCGAATTGTATAATTCGGCTCTGGAAACCCTCACGTTGTCGAACACTATTATTCTCGAATTAAAGACGTTCTGGAAATCAAACATTTTTGAGTTGCCGGAAATATATATGTTATCGAATGCAAGATTTCTGACAGCTGAATAGCCATCAACGTTTGCTCTCACAAAAACGCCGCCACCGCCGGACATTCTGATATTCTTGATGACGGAGCCGTTTCCGTCAAGCTCAGCGCAAAGCAGACCAATAGATGGTACACCTTCCGGATACCGTTCGTTAAGGTCCCACTCAGCACCCGAAGGCAGCCTGACGTATGCACCGGCTGTCTCTGCCGCATTTTTCAGCTCGTCCCAGTTTTCCGGGACAAGCGGATCCGCTTGTGTTCCTGTTCCTGTCATTTTATCCTCTCAACTCCTCCCGGTATTTTAACGCTCTTGATCGACGTGTTATGCGTAAAGCTGCTGCCGCCGATGACTGTCACTGACATACCGCCAAGCCGTGCCGGCAGCCGGATCCTGCTCGCAGTACCGCTGTAGCCGGTCAGCTCAGCCTCTCCGCCGATATCGGCGTAGCTGTAGTCGCCGTGGAATGTGGGCTCCGACAGCTCCCCGGTGATGCCCTGCCCGGTAATGCTCATCTCTACTCGCTCCGCATCAGCTCCGCAGATCTCCACTGTGACAGCGTGCGTCCCCTGCTCGGATGTCAGAGGCAGACACAGCTGCACCGTTCTGCACCCGTCAAGATCCTCAGCTGCATACACTGTCTGCATCACTCCGTTATACAGCACATGGACTTCTGCTCTGCCGCTGCCGGACAGCACCGCTGTCACATACACCGTCACTACAGTCTGTCTCCGGCAGGAATACCAGCACTCACACAGCTCTGTCATGCCTCCCGGCATCTGCTGTCCGGTCTCCTCGGCAGTGAGTACTGCTATCGCACCGGACAGGTCTACAGATGCCCTTACCGACGATCCGGATGCTCCCGACGTGACGGAGCTGTACGTACCGCCTCCGTCCTGCACTGCCGCAGTATGTCCCGCACCGGCTGAGATAAGCGTCTGAGCTCCCCGGAACTGCCAGTAGTCGCCGGTTACAAGGAAACGAGCCGAAGTCCCTGCAACGCCGTCCCTGAGCACTATCATGTCTCCCAGGTCAATGGACGGATCACCATAGTACTGTACCTCGCCCGGAGTCCATATCCTTTCCTTGCTCAGCTCTCCTGCTATGCCGCTGAGCCTGTAGCAGTACTGCCTGTCCACCGACGGCATAGCTCTGCCGCCTGACTGCACGTAAGCAAGGTCATACTCCCCGGACGCTGCCTCACCGTCCTCGTAGGTATCCCAGATGTAGTCATTGCCCGATATCATCAGCTCTGCCCTTACCTGCGCTATACGCTGCCAGGTGAGCGTCGTGGTGTGTCCGTATTCGTCCGCATATCCCGCACCGGTAACGGCGTAGGTATACTCACTCAGCCGTGCAGAGTGACGCATATCAGCAGTCACGATCAGCTCCGGGATCGTCCCGAACCGCCTGAACTCTATGCGCCCGTACCTGTCAGCGCAGGCGAATCCGCCTATGATCTGAGCGATATTCACTACCTCCTGCCGGCAGCTCCCGGCATAGGCAGTTCCCCATGCCTCACCGCCGATCAGCTCCATGATCTCTCCTGGAGTCTGTGCGAATTCCACTCCTGTTTTTTCCGTCACCATACGCATACGGGACGCTATGGTGATAAGTCCGACGGTATTATCATCTATAGGCACATCCAGACGTGATATGCAGTCAACACATTTAAGCTGTACGCTATTGGTGTCATGGCGCTCCGGCTGACTCACCGTCCATACTCCGAGAGGGATCTCGTCTTCCGCTCCATCCACGGTAAATGTCAGGCTGACCTCTGCACCGTAAAGCTCATACTCGCTGACTGTTGCAGAGATCAGCTCCAGCTCAAGAGTGCCCGTGTACATCTGACCGTACATAAAGATCTCCTCGTCCTCTGTACACCTTTTCTCGTACCGGGGCGATCCGCCCAGCGTGGTATCATCCAGGACAATCTCCCTGCCGTCCGCAAGGACTATCCGCCCTGTGATGTGCTGAGTCGCAAAGCTCTCTATCGCCTGTCTGTAGGATTCTGTTGTATGATACATATTCCCTCCTCAGTATTCGATGAGACTGAATCTCAGCACTACCTGTCCCTCATCCCGGAGACTGTCACAATCTCTTTCTCTGTCCGACGGATAGAAATATCTCGTACTGTAGGAAGTGCCGTCCAGAAACGTTACAGGGAAGCGTATCCCTGCGATCAGGGACTCAATTCCGGCGATCTCTGAGGCAGTACCGTGGTACTCCAGATCGAGAGTGGCTATATCCGTCCGTATCAGGTAAGGCAGCATTGCACCTGTCTCACTGCTTCGGCCAGTGGAATCAGAATACAGATCGCTCTTGGTTACTCTGTAACCGCCCTTGCATGGCTCTATGCCCGGCGATGTTCCGTTGATGCTCCTAATCGGACGCATTATCCTCCCCTCCTTGTCTTGTCATCCTTGACTGCCTTCACAGCAGCTCTGCCTATTTCCTTGCCGTCAAGAGTACATATCACAGTTATCTCCTGATGAGCCCCGTCTCCGGCTTCTGCCATAGCGTCTATGACTGCTCTCTTAATAGCACTGACCGGGGATACTATCTCAGTTTCACGCTTGTTGTCACCCAGAACGGCGAGGAACTCTCCGTAGTTCGCCGGTACAACTGTACCCTGCGCAAGTCTCGGTATATGAGGCACTTTCAACTCAGGGATCCACTCAAAGGGGCAGAAACCTGTGCCAAAGAAATCCCAGTTCCGCAGTACCCAGAATGTGGTATTGATCGAATCGAAAGGATCTGCGATCACACTGTTGATTCCGTCAATGATACTGTTGACAACATTCTTGAAGGTCTCTGCAATGCTGCCTGTGATCCCGTGGAAGATCTCTCCGCCTGCGGTGAATGCATCCTTGACCGCTCTCCAGGCCTCCGAGAACTTATCCCTGAACCAGTCTGTAACATGGCTGAAAGCACTTGTTATGCCGTCCCACACACTCCCGAAAAACTGTCCGACTCCGCCGAAAGCATCCTTTATATTAACTACAGCCTCATCGAATCGTCCTCTGAACCACGAACCGACTGCTGCGAATATGGCAGTAATTTCATTCCACCTGTCGCTGAACCATGATCCTATGCCACTGAAAACACCGGTGATGCCGTTCCACGCCTCTGTGAATCTGTCTCTGAACCATGTGCTGACAATGCTATACACACCAGTTATCTCGTTCCAGCGGTCTTTGAACCACGATCCTATTGACCTGAAAGCATTTTTAATTCCTTTGGCGGCTGCTTTGAATTTATCTGTAAACCATTCACCGACATTTTTGAAGATACCCGACACGACAGTCCATACAGCCTTGAAAAATGACGTAACACCGCCGAATATCTCAACACACTTATCGAAGAACATCCAGAGCCGCTGCTCTATCTCGTCCCATACACCTTTGGCAAAGGCTTTTACCTCGTCCCAATGCTTGACGAGCAGTACGCCTATCGCTATAACTGCTGCTATTGCTGCGACCGCAGCAATGATCGGTAGGTTAGCTGCTATCCACGCAGCAGCATAAGCTGCAAGAGCAGCAGTCTGAGCCACTATCTGGGCAAGCAGTACAGGGAGTGCGGAGATAAGTCCGGCTATTGCCTGAGCGCCGAGAACTATCCCTATAGCAGCCGCTACAGAGCCGATAACAATAATGATGTCTTGCAGCAGCTCCTGATGCCGCATTATCCAGTCCGCAAGACTACTCAGCGCCGAGGAAATGCCCTCCAGAACGCTTATGATGATTCCGCCTGTCCATTTTGCAAGCGGTTTCAGGAAGTTATCAAACAGGAATACCGCAAGTGGTTTGAGCACGGTTATTACCGCATTCAGTACCTTTATCGCCGAAGCAAGAAGTCCGAGAAAAACAGGCAGAGCCTTTTCAACAGTCCACTTGCCAAGAGGCAGGAGAACATTTTTATAGAACCACGCAAGTCCTTCGCCGATATTATCCGTAAGAGGCTTGATGGCTTCAAGGAGATCGCCTATACTTTCAAGCAGCGGTGCAAAATTTATTGTCTTTGCCCAGTCTGCCGTAGCATCCGCTATATCCTTGACTGTACCCGTTATACTGCTGAGGATGCCAAGGATCGCTTTGAATATCCTGACTCCTCTGCCGTTTTCGTTCCACGCTTCCGTGAAGCGTTCGTGAAGCGCCGCGAACGTGCTGAAAATGTCCTTGATTATGTCCAGTATATCAGCAAATATCTTAGCACCCGTGCCGTCATTCCAGGCGGTTCTAAAGGCATCTGTTACAGCGTGGACAGCTTCAAGAAGAGTGTTCATCCAGTCTGCTACAGACTGGACCACCGCCGTGCCTCTTTTACCCTCGTCCCATGCTTCCTTGAAAGCACCTGCAATATCCCCGACTATGCCCAGTATATCACTGAACAGAACTATCAGATTGCCTGCGAAGCGTTCGCCGCTGCCGTTTGTCCAGACCTCTGCTATACTGCCGGCTACGGAATCAAACAGTCCCTTTATGTTCTCAGCGGCTCTCTCAGCGTTGGCGATGAGCTCAGGGGACTTGTCCTCCCATGCGATCTGTATAGGCTCTATTAGCCTGCTGAGCTTTTCTGAGATCTTGTCCGCTGCCTTCTCAGCATCTTTATCCCTGACTACAGGTTCAACATTCACCGATGTTGCCGATACCGGCAATGCAGCCGTTTTTTCGCCCTGCTTATCGGTTACAGTGTTCATCTTGTCGAAGCTCGCAAGGCTGCCTTTCTGTGCCTTTTCAGTTTCCTCGACTGCTGCGGTCAGGTCTTCCTGTTCCGTCACACTTTCTGCAATGTTGGAGGCAACAGCAGCAGTATTCTCTGTTTCCCAGCCAAAAAGCTGAGAAAGAGTGTTAACCGCCGCCTGTGCTTTTTCAAGGAGGACAGCAAGCGCAGCAGTAAGCTGCTTGACTGCATCTGTAGCTATGTGCAGCACAGGCTGTCCCACTACCGCCATAAGCTGCTTCCAGGTCTCTTTCAGATTGCCGGTAACGTTCTCCCAACCGTCAGCTTCACGGGCTGCCTGTCCCTCTGCTCCTGACAGCTTATTAGCCTGCTTGACCATATCCAGCAGAGCAAGCTGCTTTTGTGACTCTGAAAGCTCCTGGAACGATTTGCCGTAGAGCTTCATCGCTGCTGCATTTCTGGTGGTTTCTGTCGCCGAAACACCGAGCGCCGCATCATTTGCATAGTTGCCCTTGAGGAACGATTTCAGTGTCTCGGTCGTCTCTTCCAGAGATCTGTCATAGTAGGCAGCACTGTCCGCAGCGGTCTGCAAAGCCTCTTCCATCATTCCGAGAGCCTGTGAAGACTCCATACCGCTCGCCTTAGCGAAAGCGTATATGGAAGTACCTGCACCTTTAAGACGTGTCACGACTATACCGCTTGCATCGGCTACCCTTTGGATAGCAGCTTCTGCGCTGTCCTGTAAGCCGCCAAAGGTCTGCACAAGCTGTGACTCTGCCGCATTGACCTCTGCCGCAGTTTCGATCGTGCTCTTTCCAAACCTGAGAAGCTCCCTCACGCCGAATGCAAGGCCTACGGCTGCAGCTACACCTTTAAGCTGTCCCTTCAGCTTTTCAAGACTTCCGCCTATATTACCGCAGCTCGCAGACATGGACTTTTCTGCGGACTTTCCTGCATTCCTGAAATACTTCTTTATCCTGTCGGCTGTTGTTTCCGATCTTTTTTCAGTATCCCCGAGGCTGCCCCCGACCTTTTCGGATGCACGTTCCGCAATACCGCTGAAGGTCTCTGACAGACGGCTGAATATTTTCCGTATCCTGTCGGCAGTACCCTCTGCTGTTTCAGTCACTTCTTCAAGCTGAGGGACGAAATATGTTGCATCAGCCTCGATGCCAATCTCAAGCGGCTCAGAAGCGATCTCGCCAAGCTCTATATCTATAGCGGAGATCGCTTCTTCCGCCTTATACGCATCTGCATCAACGATCACGCTTACAGTGTGATCGTCAGGCAGGACGGCTTCAATATCCTTTGCCGAATCCAGTGCAGAGGGGAAGTCAGCTTCTGCCGATACCTCTATAACATGAGGTTCGGCAGCGACAGTCTTGACTGTCTCCGCTGCGCTGACAGCTTCCGAAACGTCCGCTGTGACTTTTATCTCAGCTTCGGCAGAGGGTACAGAACTGACCGCTTTTTTAGCCTTTTCAGCCGCCTTTTCTGCGCTCTCGGATACCTTATCCGCCGTTTTGCCTGCCTTTTTGCCTATTTTATCTGCGCCTTTTTCAAATCCGTCTGTATTGATCCTTGTGTCAAAATTCAGATAGCCGTCTACAGCCATGCTCTTTCACTCCTTCCGCGGAGCTTCGGTACGCATGGTACGCTGTGAAGCTACTCTATGAATATATTCTTCGTCTTACACCGCCGGCAGACAAGGGAGACTGCTCCCGAGAAATCACCCATAAAGAGCAGTCTTCCGCAGCTGCGGCAGCAATACTTCTTCATCATCCTTCACTGCCTTCGCCGCCGCTTGCGGTTCCAGGCGTAAAGGTCTTAGTAGATACATCCCATGTACCCTTTACACGGTTGCCGTCGTTGTAAATGCTGAACGGCACCTGTACGCCGGAGGTATTTCCTCCCACGGAATTAGGCACGATAATGACATCCTCACGGTAAGCCCAGAGGACTGTACCCTCACTGTTAACAAGTACGTCTACCTTGGTAGTGCGGCAGCCCTGACCTGTTCTGCGGTTATTGGCAATGTCAAGTACCTTTGCTGCAAGTGATTCCGGCACATTATCATCTGCCCTGACGTAGAACGGATCCACATTACTGGATACGTCATATCCGTTGTGAGTAACAGTACTCTCGCCGAGGATATTCTTCTCGGTTGTAATGTCAGGGTTAAGATCCTCGTTATACTCCTCCAGATCCTTTCCTATGCGGACGTAGCTTGCGGAATTGGTCACTGCTGTTGCAGGATCTCCAAGCGGATTTACGTCTATGTAGTGTGCAAGGAACTTTCTTTCCATTTTATCGCCCATTATTTTATCCTCCTATCAGTCAAGCAGAGCACTTATCCTTTCGTTCTCTGCCTGTTCTTCTTTGGTGTATTTTCGTTTGATCTCTACCAGGCTTTTATGCTCACGGCAGAATTTTTCTTCCCATTTTTCAAGTTTTTCGTGCTTTGCCTTTTTCTGACGGATGTGCAGCACCTGTGACAGCAAGCCGTCACCGATTTCGCCAAACAGTCCGAGAAAAGACCACCAGTGAAGATACGGTACGGCTCTTGTTTCAAACCCTGCTGCCTTATTGACCGCAGGGAAGATCATGTGTTCATCCTGTTCCCAGTCGATTATTTTTCCGGGACTTTCTTTTTCCTCCGGTATGTCCCCTCCGCCTGCGAACCAGTAGGCTTTGACTGCTGCTTCCTGCATATCCTTCAACGGTATGGATCCGGGATCTTTATACAGGTTGTTAATACAGACCATGCACTTTTCCTCATTCGTCAGCTCCGGATCTCCAAAAGCCGCATATATATTCAGGATCACTCTGAAATCAGAATTGATTTCGTATTTTCTGCCGCCTACCTCCAGTGATGTGGGGAGCTGACCAATCATGTGAGCTGTGATGCGAGCTGAGCGAAAAGCTCTTTCTTCTGCTCGGCGGTCATATCAGACAAATTCGGCATAGGCGCTCCGTAAGGCTTAGCAAGTGCGGCAACCGGAGTTACCTTCGGAGCGTCCATATACTTCTGCACCTCGGGACGTATCCCGGGAACGTCTATCCTTTTTGTCAGTCTGAGAGCGTCTATGTCCTTCTTCAGCTCGGGTATAAAGGCGTCGAAAAACGCCTCATACAGTGCTTTTCCGCTGTTGGTGGGCGTGAAAAGGCTCGCTCTGCCGAAAGCAGGTGTGCATATGTCTATGCCGAAAGCGTCGTTGAATATCGTTCTGAGCTCGGCATCTGCCTCTGAAAGTTTCTCCGGAGACATCTTCCTGTACTTACTATCCCATTCATCGGTCTTTTTCATAGCTTCCTTCACCCTCTGCATAAGGTTCGGATCAAGCTGGAGCCTTATGACTCTGTCAGGATCATCACCGATCTGATACTCCTTAAAGCCTTCGTCAAAAATGATCTTCTTCATGTTCATTCCTCCTTTATTACGGTGTATTCAGCTATTATCTGAAGCTGATACTGCACTCCGTCAAATTCGTTTTCCTGCGGTACGCTGATAAGCATACCGTTAGCTGCTGTGATTTTTTCAAGTTCCCCTGTATATGTGATATCTCCGATAGCTGTCTCAACTTCACAGCCGATCTGTTCTTTCAGCCATGTGCCTAATTCAAGCAGTGCTGTGCTGTTGCTGAGCCTTTCATAGTCATTGATGCTGCTGTAGGTCGTGTACAACATAAAGCTATGCTGCCGGAGCTGATTACCGAGAATGTCCTCGCTGATAAGCTCGTCTCCGGTAGAACTAAGTCCATAGCTTGTCGGCTCAGGATCGGCAAAGTCGATGTGTACCTCGTTGCATACCTCTGATATCTTCGGGAAGCTCTCCAGTATTGAGCGTACTGTTTCGATTATGTTCATTTCGCCTTACCTCCCGCAATTGCAGCCGCTCCCCGGAGTATAGCCTGCCTGTGCGTTTTCTTCATGACCTCGAACCATAGGCGCTGTGCCTGAGGATGTCTTGCCTTACTGTAGGTCATTGCACGGCCTGTGCTCCTCTTATGAGGCGGCGACCTGAACCCGACAAGCTCCCCATTCTCAAATACAGGAATGTTGGGACCGTAGATGATACCGTAGTACTGATAACGGGCGTAGGGAACATTATAAACTATATGTCCGCTGCCTATTTTAGTCCCGAGCGTTGCCGATTTTTCAAGTATACCGCTCCGGAAAGGTGTATAAGGCTTCATTAGTCTCAGACATTCGCTGTCGATAAACGCCTGTACCCTGCCGAGCTTTTCCGCCTGTGCGGATGTGTCCCAGACAAGCTTTGCACTGATCTCATTTTTCATCGTGCGATCACCTCGATATGCGGAAGCCCTCCATATCGGCAGTCGCTGACGTCCTTCACGACAGCAAACTGCGGATACAGCTCTCGGAACTGTTTCATACTCTCCGATGCAGCGCACTGGGAAGTGCTGTCAAATGTAAAATCAACAGCATCCTTGATGATGATATCTTCTGCTTTCGGGAGATAGTCGGTCTCGTAGATATACACTATAACGCTGTCGGAGATCTGAACGCCGTTCCTCGAAACTGTCTGCCCTCGGCTGTCATTCCAGTACACACCGCTGATTGTGTGTCTTGTATAATTTCCCTTTTCGTAGACCGTACAATCTGCATTAACAAGCATCACATCACCCCCGAATAGAGCAATCCGGTATTACTCAGCCACTTATATACGCATTCTTTCTGAGAGCTTCTGAGAGCGGTTTTGCGGCTCTCAGAACTTTCATAGGACTGCGACCAGCCCTGTACACTCTCACTTGAAATACCGACCTTTTTAGCGGCTTCTGACGCATCAGCCGAGTATGTAAGTTCTACAAGCTCACAGCAGCACATTTTCGCTTCCTCAGGAACGCTGTCTGGTCTGATGTTGCCGTGGGTATATTGCCCGATGACAGCACTTGCTTTACGTGCATAATAAGGAAAGTCCGCAGCCGTGACAGCCGCAGACTTCCCTGCAAGGTATTCGGTTGTATAGAAATCATAATCCGCATAGACTGTCACGCTGCATCACTCCTTATGTGGTCGACTTGTGGAGATAAATACCTGCCACCTTGTTCTCGTAAGCATCAGCGATGCCTACATTACGATAGCCGAACTTCCATGCATCTGCATCCTGATTCTGCTCCGGAGTGATAACCTTGGGTGCAATGTGCTTCTGGTACTGGATGACAGCAGCCTTGTGTATGAGCATGAAGTTGATGTTCTTTGCTCCTGTGCCCTTGGTATAGCCGCCTGCTGTCTGTCCCTCAGTAGTACCGTCGTTCTGAGTGATAGCTGTGTACATACGGCTCTGAGGCATCTGAACAACGTTGAGTCCTTCAAGCACCTGCTTTGACTTTGTGGTGTCAAGGTCCTGAACAAGTCCGTAAAGTGTAGGTGTGATGTAGAGATAACGCTGCTCGGCAGGTACCTCGTCCTCATTGAACTTGTTTACTGCGGCTCTGATCGCTGAGACTACAGCGTCACCGGTGCTGAGTGCAGCTCCTGCAACAGTTGAGATACCGCTGATACCGGCATATGTAGCAATACGGAATGCATCAAGCTCAGGGACTACCTTTGTACGGATGAATTCGCTTGCAAGTCTGCCAAAAGCGATACCGGCAGATTCAGCGTTGTCGAGATTATCGACAGTGAACATTCTGCCTCTGTCGAAGTTACAGGTCACAGTCTCGTTTGTGAGTGTAACGTCACCGCTGACATAGCCGCCGTTACGGCTGTAGTTTGCAAGGCCATCCATGCTTATCTTAGGGATGATAAGCTCATTAGAGTTTGCTCCCTGCCTTGCGAGCTCCGGAGCACCGTCGAGTACGGATGTGAGTGCAGCAGCCTTGTAGACCTCATCAAGGAGCGTCACATACTGCTTAAAGAGTGCGATAGCATTAGCCATGATATACCTTCTTTCTTACTTTTCGAGAGGCAGTCCCATTGCAGCTCTTACAGCCGCAAGTGAGGAAGCTCCTCCACTGTTGTTATTCCCGGAAGTGTCTCCGATCGGGTTGAGCACAGGCTCGTCCGGGCCGAAAAGATAACTGTCTGACTTTTTCAGCTCGTCAAGGGCTGCTTTGATGTCGTCTGTCTGATTCTTAGAGGCTTTCAGCTTGTCGAGGTCGAGCAGAGCCTTGACAGCCTTGCTGTTCTT